GCCTCGTTGTCATCCGCTGGGCTGAAGCCGCGCGCACAGGCCGCGTCGATCATGGCCTGCTTGTTGGCGTTGCCCTTTCCGGTGGCGTGACGCTTGATAGTGCCAACCGGCACGCCCTGGTACGGCACACCGCGCAACTCGCCCCAACTGGTCAGGACAGCCAACAGCCCGCCAAAGACGTGGGCTGCGTCAGTGCCAACGTGTCGACGCACTTCTTCGAAATAGATCGCCTCGATCGGACCGCTGAGCCGGTCGATCTCCGTCAGCCAGTTGGTGAAGCGCAGATAGCGCATGCCACCACCGTCATAGCGGCTGGGCTTGAAGCTGACAGTGCCGCTGGTGATCAGGCTGGTGTGATCGCGAATGGCCCAGCCAGTCGTTGTGCCGAGGTCGAGGGCCAGGATTGTGCGCTTGGGCCGATCAGGGTTGTCTACGGTAGCATCATTGACGGGTCTGACGGGTATTCCCCTATCAGCCGTTTGTGCGCGCACATGCGCGCGCGTAACGCCTATATAGGGTGAACCCGTCAAACCCGTAAATTGGTCTGTTTTCGTTGGCATTTTGTCACTCCTGCGCGAATAGGTCATCGTTACTGTCTTGAATGCGGATTCCACGAAATCCGCGGGCTTTGCCGTTGCTGTTTTTCTCGAAGCCCCTGGTGCTCAGAGCCTCAGAGAAGCGCTTCATCGAACCGGCGTATTCGCCGTTCGCCTCGGCCCAAGACTTCCAGCTGTTGAACAGCTCTGTTGAACCGGCCCAGTAGGTCTTGTTGCCGGTCTGGCAGCACTCATCGATCCAGCGCCCCAGCGCGTCCTCGGCCTCGAAGTAATCGTCGGTGGCGGCCATCACGGCGGGCGGCGGGCGCAGGCCGGTCTTCTGCCACTCGAGGCAGCCCTGCAGCGCCCAGGCGAGAATGCCGTCACGTTCAGCCAGCAGGCGATCCGGCAGACGCTTGTCGCGTTTTGCGGCGGGGATCGTGACGGTGAACGGCACCATGTGCAGACGCCGCTTCATCGCCTCGTCGACGTTTCGGATGGAGGGCTTGTGGTTGCCGACGACCAGCAGCTTGAACTGCGGCATGAACTCGAAGAAGTCCTGCCGCATGAACCGGGCGGTAATCTTGTCGCCGCCAGTCAGCGCCTTGAGCTTGCTTTCGGCCCAGCGGCTGCCTTGTTCAGTCTCGATCGAGGTGACAACACGGGCGCCCCGCAATCCCGCCATGTCGGTGGGATGGCGGTCGCCATTGGTCGCCATGAACATGTCCATCGCCGCGACGGTGGCGTAGTCACCCATGATCTCGGTCAGCGTGTTGGCAAAAACCGATTTGCCGTTGGCGCCGGTGCCGTAAAGGAAGAACAGGGCGTGTTCGGTGGTGACCCCAGTCAGGCAGTAGCCCGCCATTCGCTGGAGATAGGCTTGCAGCTCGACATCACCGCCCGTGACGGTGTCGAGGAATTGCAGCCAGACGGGGCAGTCACCCGCTGCCGATGCACCTGCGATCTTCGTCATGAAGTGGAGCGGATCGTGCTCGGATTCCATGCCACTGCGCAGATCAATGATGCCGCCGACCGTGTTCAATAGCCAGGGATCGCGATCCCAGATTTCTGTCGTGCTGGCATGGCGGCGGTCGGATCGCGCCAGACGTTCGACTGCCGAGATGGTCGCAGCACTGGACAGTTTGGTGCGGATTTTCGCGGAGGCTGAGCGGCGTGCCGCTTCCCGGCAGATGCGCCGCGCCAGATCAAAGGCCTGCAGCGTGTCCTCGCGCCGCCAAAGGGCGCCCGTCCAGGTCAGCCATTGGCCCCAGGGCGCCACGTAGCGCCAGACATCGGCATGGCGCACTGCAAAGCCGTCCGCCAGCGCATCCTCGGTGAACTGCACGGGGATCGGCCCATCGCCCTGATCACCACCACCAGCGCTGCCACCGCCACCATCATCTCCGTCGCCCATGTCCCCAGCGACATCGCCATAACGCTCTGCATCTCGCTTCCAAAGCCGTTCAGCTTCCAGGCGCAGCCGGTCTTCGGGCCAGGGCGGGTCTATGCGAGCCGCGTTATAGGCGACCATCTCCTCCCAGGCCTGCAGGGGCGTGACATGGCCCTCACGGCAGCGCCTGATCCAATAGCCGATCACGCGGGAGAGCGCCTCAAACCGCGTCTCACCATCGGCGCCGCCCTCGCGGATCTTGCGGGCGAAGAGCTCGGTGACCGCCCCGCGGCCCTCGGGGGCGCCGTTGAAATCGAGCTCATCAAAAGCCGCACCGTCGAGCGGCGGCATGGCAACGATCGCCTCAATCAACTCGCCGAGGTCGAAATCCCAATCATTCTCGGCCACGATCTCGACCAGGCGCTGCACGCCGTTTTTGGCATGGACGGAGCCTGCAACCCGGATGGGCTGGTGGGCCGAACGAAACGCTGGATCACCGCCAACCTTCGAGGCGATCATGTGGCGCGCGCGACAAGCCCGGGCGATGTCCTCGCCTTCGGCGGGTTCTGTCAGGCGCCAATAGAGGTGGCGCTTGCCTTGCCCCTCGGCAGTGATGCCGCCGGAGGCGACTTCCAGTGTCGGGACGCCGAGATGCTGGACCAGGTGATCCCGCTTGCCGGCGATGTCGCCATGATCAAGATCGATAAGAACGACCTGTGTCTGCACCACGCTCTCTGCCCGGGCATCCGCCGCCGTGGCCACGGTGCCCGGCACGACGAAGAGCGCCATGCCTGCGCTTGCCGCCCAATCGGCCTGAAGGGCGAGTTTAGCCCCAAGGTCGGCATCGGCCGGCAGAAACGGCGTGTGCGACGGGGCGTCGTCCGCACCCTTTTCGGGGAGGGCGCGGACTGGAGCCAGGCCGTCACAATAGCCAAACACCACATCGACGAAGCGGGCGACAATGGCGTGGTCGGGCAAGATTGGCGTAGGCGAAGGGGTATCGGGGATCACGGTCATGACCAGCACCGCGCCTTCCATGCACAAAAGCGGCATTCGAAATGGTCGGGATCGGAGGTCTGGCGCGGCAGCAGCTCGCCGGCGTCACAGGCGCGCAGGATCGTCACCGCCTTGTCACTGGCCGACTGGGCGAGCGCTGCATCGAACGGCACAAGCTCGTGCCATATCTCGCAGGTGTCCTTGTTGATGGCGGTGAAGAGCGCCGGCGTCTCGGTCAGAGCCAGATATGCCTGGTAGAGCGCAATCTGGGCGGCATAGACCGGCTTGGCCTTCGCGACACCGTGTCGGACGATCTCGCGCCAGTTCTTCGCGTTGGCGGATTTGCACTCCCAAAGCGCGGGCGCGGCAAAACCGTCAGGCCCCGCGATGACGACGCCGTCTGCATGTCCCTGGACACGGCCACCCGCCGCGGTGAAGCCGAACTGATCGCCATGCTGGTTGCGCGTGCGCAGATCGAAGCCACCCTTGCGCAGCCAGTCGATCGCAAGGTCTTCGAGAACATGGCCGAGGGCAAAGATGCGCAGCGACCGTCCGGAAAACTCACCGTCAGCGTCACGTGGCGTTTTCAGGTATTCGTATTGCAGCCTGCGCGAACAGCTGTCGCCTAATCGGCTGCCACCCAGATAGTCACGTTGCGCCCGCGTAGCGTTCTCGGCAACGAGGGCTGCATCAATGCGCGCGTTCGCAGTGTCACAGATGCTCGGAGGTTTTTCCCGATGATTGAAGTCAAGTAGCTCGGACATCAGAACGGCACCTCCGGGTCCGGCCGTAAGGCGCTGGCGCGCATCGCCTCCTGGAAGCCGTCGACGGCGGATGTGGCGAGCGCGAGCGCCTGCTGCTCGTTCAAATCCTGAAACCGGGTCGTCCAGCCGATCTCGGCCATCAGTTCGGCCATGTTTTTCAGCGCTGCGCACAGCGCGGCCTGTTCGCGCGGGTCAGGATCGATCATTGCGCCTCCCCGGTCTGGGAGGCGGCAATCGCAGGGTGCTGGCTTTTGTGGAGGTGGGGCAGCTTGTCGGTCATGAGAGAGCTCCTGTGCTCTTCTCACCTACCGGCGCGGTGCCCGATCTGTCGGATCACCCAAAAAACCAATGCGAAATGCGGCCGGCTCGATTTGCCGTGCCGGTCCATTTACTGCCGCGCGACACCCCGTGGAGTGCTGTGACAGTAACAATCATCCACAGAAGAACTTACAGGGAACATTTTCTTGCGCAGATCGCTGGCCAACCCTAGCCTTTATCGTGTCCCGAACCAGAAAGGAGCCGATTCGCCCATGGCATCGTTCAATCCGCGCAGCTTCACGAGCCCAGACCGCCTCAAGAGCGTTTCGGCTCAGCATCTTCTGACCTTTTTCGCAAAATGGCAGGACTATTTTGCCAACCGTGGGCTGACCTTCCCGTCGGAGGTCGATGAGGAATTCCCGTATGATGAGTTGGCCAATATCTTGATGAAGCCAGATGACAAGGTTCCCCAGGACATGGTTGACGCGCTCTATTACGTCCACGAAACCGCCAGCAAGGAGAAAGCCGAGGAATTGATAGACGCGGCCGAACGGGCTGGGCTGTCACTCGAGATTGGTGAGGAGCCCTCCGACGCCGATATCTCACTGCAAATCTGGTTGCATAAACCCGACATACTTCGGCGCCTGCATGCCGAGACAGTGGCGTTCACGCGCTCGCGCTTTATTTATTTTGCCGGCCAGAATGGCCGGTCGCGGCATGCACCCGATCCGTCGGTCGAACAGACCGCCGAAATGCAGGAGATCATGGACCTCTGGTTCGATCGAAAACGGCGGGGAAAAGGGAGCAGGATTTTCGCTTTTCCGCGGGGCTCGAAGACATGGTTCCTTGTGCGTCATGGCGAACCCATGCGGCGAGAGGGCCGTCACGAGGAAGACGGTGGCGCTGCAATCGCATACTACCGTCCGCAAAAGCATGATGTCGTCATCTACGACGGGGAGTCGGACGAGCTGGCGGTGAATGCGGGCACGAAAGGAGAGATCGATCTTTATCTGCGCACTTTTGGCAGGGTCTTGTTCGACACCGAGGAGTATTTTGACAGATCAAACCGCTTCACGCTCGATCCCCTGCTCGAAAAAGGTGCCAAGGCTCTCGAGAACGACACGGTTCCCGAGATTTCGAGGGTCCGCTTGATTGAGATCGAACGGTTCTGGGGTGGGCAAGCCAAGGAAAAGGAAGTCCGCAAGGCGGCTGACCTCTTCCTCGCCTGGGGCGAAGACTGGTCAAGGCGCCTTGCTGGAGGCTCGCTCGATCGCGCAGTCCTAAAGGTTAAATTTGATGGAGACGGCAAGGAACGGACGGTAGCCATTCTCCCCCCGAGCCTTGCACGTTACGATCGCGATGCGGATAGCGACCTGATTGACAGATGGCTGAAAGACCAGGGGTTCTGCCGCGCCAACAGCGGAGACGATGACCATGACGTCGACGTTCTGGATGACGATTGAGCGGATCCCCGGCCATGCGACTGATACGCGTGATTGGCGAAGTAGTCTGGTGGATTGCTGGGACGCAGCCACACGTTATCTGACCGAAGTATCGAAGTTCGCGGATCGCATCGACTGTCCTTGGCCAGGCGGGGAAAATTGCCCCCGCAGAGTTGTGCGGCATAAGGACAGGTCATTTCGCGCGGTGTGTGGTGATCCAGGACAACTCTGCGACAGCCTCGACATAGATTGTGACGAGGTCCGGATACGGGAACTAGACCGCGTCAAGCTGTTTGCCGACATTACCGCAGCACTTGGTCTGGTCTTGACCGAACCTGCGCAGCAGGCATCCCTAATGCACGTCGGTGATCATCCCATTGCGGCAGGCCGAAGTTTCCCCGTTTTCGCCGCCCTCGCAAGCCCACGCGCGCCCCTTAGCCGGGCCGATGTCCTCGAACTCGACCGTCGCAATCTACCATTCATCCTGCTAGTTACATCGCTTCGCGCGATTGACCCCGACGTAGCGGCTTTTCTCAGGGTACGAAAAGGGCGCGTTCTGACATACGCTGAATGCCTCGATTTCGCCGCCACACCCCGCAAGGGCTTTGTTCCTGTCATGCCGCTAATTGATCTCTTCGCGCCTGAGATCGCAGCACTTACGGACGTCGGTGACATCCTCCAACGTCCGGTGATTGCTCTGCCTGCAAATGCGCGCTGGCCCAATCTGCGCTTCATATTTCGCGAGCAGGCTGTGCTCAACGTAAGCTATCTCGGCCAGACTCCATTGCGTCTTGAACCTGACCAGATTGGCATGCGTGACCAGCGAAACGGCAAGCCTAACCGCCAGTGGCGGCTGCTCATGGTTTGCGCAGCGCTCGACGGCGCCCTGCCGCGGTCCTTCCCAGTTTCCACGATCAACGGGCGACGCCCAGCAAGCCACATCCTTCGTATACTTGATGAGTTCAAGCGTGGTTACGACAAGCAGCGCCAGACTCTCACCGCCACATTGCGGGAAAAGTTCGGGATAGAGGACGACCCTTTCCTCGTTCGGGATGACTGCTTCGAGGCCCAGTTTCTTGTCGATGCTCAGGGCCTGCGCCAAGGCCAATCTGATCAGCGCCAACGAAATTTCGTCGACGACGACTGACCCACCCTCAAACTTTTTTCCTTCCACCAACCCCATGAAACCATTTGGTTTTGTGGGGTTTTCTCTGTGCGTTTCTCCCTGATTTAGAGCCCATCCAACGAATTTTCGCCGGTCCCAGACACTCGGGCCGCGTGCCCGTCCACCTGGACGAAGGCGAATCTTCATGGAGCATTTCCAGCACCCCATCACCAACCCGCACTCGCGGGTTTCCCGCAACATCATGGTCCGCGCCGCGCGCCTTGCACGCTGCGGCGCTGTACCCGGCATGACCGCCGAGGATATCGCTCAGGACCTGCGCGAGCATCTCTGGCGCCGCGATCGCGCCTTCAATCTCACGCGCGGCAGCTACGACACTTTCGCTGACCGCGTGATTGCCAACCGCATTGCCACGCTGGCCAGCCCGACTGAGCGTCTGCGCTCCGAGCGCCGCTGGATCAGCTTTGATACGCCAACCCAGCAAACGGATGACGGAGAGCCTCTGACGCTGTCGGAGACGCTGGCTGAAGCGGATGGTTTGGATGGACCTTCGGCCTGGCCCGCCGATGAAGGTATCGGACTGGTCCATGACGTCGAGCGCCTGCGGGGCGCTCTGACCCCAAACTGCCGGGCGATGGCCGATGTGCTCATCGATCTGACCCCCACCGAGGCTGCACACGCCCTCGGCGTGCATCGCAGCACCATCTACGCGCGCCTCGCAGCGATCCGCTCTGCTGCCGTCGCCATCGGTCTTGAAGTTTATCTCCGCCCGACCCCGACAGTTCCGCCGCCCGGCCAGTAGGTGAGCATAGGACCGGAAAATTCTGGTCCTGCCAAGTTTCATGCCGGGCCCTCGGAGGAATGCAACACCCCGCAAGGGGAAACACTCCGACCGCGAGCTCCAGGGCGGCGTCAGGCCCGGCAGCAGTCTTTTTCTCGACGCCATCTGGAGGCCCACGACGGCAAACAGGAGCATGCCATGTTCTCATCTTCCCCTCTGAAGCGCCTGCGTCAGCGCTACAACCTCGAGCCACTGCCCGAGGTCATCGACGTTCCTGCCATTTGCGGGCGAGCCGCCCGTACCGTCCCGATCGAACAGGCGTCACTTGATGACATCGAGTTTGCGCTGGTGGCGTTCGGACGTCAGCAATCGGCGCTCTACGACGTCTCCAATTCGCTCTCGACCCTTCTTCGGATGGCGCGTCGTCAGGGCGCGCTTGGCCGGGATGTCGGCATTCACGTCGCCGTCCGCGATCTGGAGGCGGGACAATGAGCGCCCCTTTCAGCAAGACGCCGCTGCGCATCATCACGGCAGACGAACGGCTGCGCGAAACCCGCGGCATCAAGGGTGTGCTGACTGGCACTTCCGGCATCGGCAAGACCACGCAGCTGCTGACGCTTGATCCGCAGCGCACAATGTTCGTCAACCTCGAGGCAGGGGAGCTGGCCGTCCAGGGCTGGCCGGGCGACGAAGTCCGGGTACGGAACTGGGAACTGGCACGCGACATTGCCGCCTGGATCGGCGGTCCGAACCCCGCCATGCGCGATGATCAGGCATACGGGCCCGGGCATTATGCCCGTGTCTGTGCCGCATTCGGGGCCGCCACCCAGCTCGACAAATACGACACCGTCTTTGTCGACAGCATCTCGGTCGCCTCTCGCATCTGCCTTCAATGGTGCAAGGGCCAGGCTCAGGCGCAGTCCGACCGTACCGGCAAGCCAGACATGCGCGCCACCTACGGCTTGCTCGGCCAGGAAATGATCGGCTGGCTCACGCATCTGCAGCACACGCCGGCCAAGAACATCTGGCTGGTCGGGTTGTTGGATCGCAAGCTCGATGATTTCGGCAAGCCCTTCTTTTCCTTGCAGATCGAGGGCTCGAAAACCGGCCTCGAACTGCCGGGCATCGTCGACGAGGTGATCACGCTGACCGAGCTGCGCCCCGAGAAGGGCGAAGCGTTCCGGGCCTTCGTCTGCACCACCATCAATGACTACGGCCTGCCTGCAAAGGACCGCAGCGGCCGGTTGTCGACGATCGAGCCCGCGCACCTCGGGCGGCTCATGGCGAAAATTCGCGGCCCCCGCCCAGACGGCCACCAGCGGTTGAGTTTCGACTTGCCAGTCAGCGCCGCGCCCACCCCAACGACAACACAAGGAGCATGACCCATGGCAAGTGACATGGACTTCAATGGCGCCGACACGCAGGACGCCGCTTTCGATCTCATCCCCGCAAACACGCTTGCCCGCGTGACCTTGACGATACGTCCCGGCGGGGCGGGGCCCGAGGGCTGGCTCACCCAGAGCAAGACCAGCCCCGCGCTCTATCTCAACACCGAGGCCATCGTCATGGATGGGCAGTTCGCGCGGCGGCGGGTCTACACCCGTATCGGTTTCCGTGGCAAGAACGCGAGCAGCGGCGACGACACCTATGGCAACCGTGGCCGGGCGTTGATCCGTGGCATCCTCGAATCCGCCCGCGGCATCCGCTCAGATGATCAGTCCGATGGGGCACGTTCCGTGCGCATGATCCGCAGCCTTGGCGAGCTGAGCGGCCTCGAGTTTGTTGCCAGTATTGGCATTGAACGCGACAAGGACCGGCCCGACGAGCCCGGCCGCAACGTCATCAAGGCCGCCATTGGTCTGGCGCATGGCGATTACGCCCGCGTCATGGGGGGCGTGCCTCAGCCCAGCCTTGGTATCGGTGCGGGCGCACCCCGCATGGCTGATCAAGGCTATGACCAGGTTGCTCAGGGCCAGGATCATGCCGCGCCCGCGAGCAATTCCTCCGCCCCGTTCTGGGCTCGTTGAGGGAGGTCCTGCACATGATCCCTCGCGATTATCAGAGAGATGCCGTCGACGCTGCCCGCGACCGGCTTGGCTCCCATGGCAACACGCTCCTCGTGCTGCCGACCGGATCGGGCAAGACCGCCATTGCAGGGTTTTGCATCGGCGAGGAACTGGAAAACCGCAGGCAGGACCGCGTTCTGGTCCTGCAGCATACCGACGAGCTGATCGATCAGAACCGCTCGACCATCGGCGCAATCACGGGACTGGCAACCTCGGTGGTCAAGGCCGAGCAGGACAATTGGGACGGTCGCATCGTCTTCGGCAGCGTCCAGACCCTGGCGCGCGCCAACCGGCGCGAGCGGATGGCGCCAGTCTCCCATCTGGTCATCGACGAATGCCACCGAGCGGCGTCCGCAAGTTACCAGGCGGTGATCAACGACGCCCGGGCCTTGAACCCGGGCCTCAAGCTCATCGGCCTCTCGGCCACTCCGAGCCGTGGCGACGGGCGCAGCCTGCGCAAGACCTTCAGCAATGTCGGCTACCAGCTTCGCATCGGCACCTTGATCGGCCAGGGAATTCTGGTGCCGCCACGGACCTTCACCATTGATCTTGGCGTCGGTGATGAATTGGCCGGACTCGATGCGACTGCAGGCGACTTTGACATGCGCGCCGCAGATCGCGTCCTGAACCGCGCCGTTCTGACGGACGCCGTGGTCGAGCACTGGGAGGCCCGGGCAGCAGCCCGGCAGACCATCTTCTTCTGTTCCACCGTTGATCACGCAACCGCTGTGGCCGAAGCCTTTCGCACTGCGGGCCATGCGGCGGAGATGATCAGTGGCGACATGCCGGCAAAAGAACGGGCCGAGGCCATCGCGCGGTTCGATCGAGGTGAAACCCGCATCCTCACCAACTGCATGGTGCTGACGGAAGGCTTCGACAGCCAGCCGGTTGGCTGTATCGGGATCCTGCGGCCGATGCTTCACAAGGGCACTTTCATCCAGGCCGTGGGCCGTGGGCTGCGGCGTGTCGATCCGGCACGCTATCCCGGCATCATCAAGACCGACTGTGTGGTTCTGGATTTTGCCGGTGCTGCGTTGCGCCATGGCTCGCTCGAGCAGGAGATCGACCTCGAAGCAGACGATCCCGAACCGGGTCAGGCGCCGTGGAAACTCTGCCCCTGCTGCGAAGCGGAACTGCCGCTGTCCGCGCGCATCTGCGACTTCTGCGGCCATGTCTTCACGCGTGAAGCCTGCGAGAAAAGGGTGCTCGACACCTTCGAGATGATGGAGATCAATCTTCTGGACCGGTCGCCCTTCGCATGGGAGCCGCTGCAGCATGATGGCAGCGCGCTGATGGCCTGCGGGTTCGAAGGCTGGGCAGGCGTGTTCCATGACGGCACACTCTGGCACGCCCTCGGCCAGCCGAGGCGCAAGCAGGTTCGGCCCCTGGCCATCGGGACCCGCGTGCAGGCGCTTGCAGCCGCTGACGATTTCCTGCGCGCGACCGAAACCGGAACGGCATCGATCAAAAGCCGCCGCTGGCTCAACGATCCTGCATCCTTGCGTCAGGTCGAATTGCTGACCCGTGCCGGGCATCAGGCGGATGGCCACGACTTTGGACTCTCGAAATATGCCGCCAATTGTCACCTGAACTTCCTTTGGAACCGGGGTGCGATCCAGCGTTCGGTTCTTAGGGCCACATCGCAGGTGGCCGCATGAAACGCCCTAACCCGCTGTCGCCCGACCGGATGACGCCCGCCGAGCGTCGCGCAGAACTGTGCGGCCTTCTGGCCCTCGGACTGGTGCGCTTACGGATGCGAGATCGGGCGGAAGTATCTGACGAAACTAGAGAAAGTTGCCTACACTATCCGGCCAACCAATGGCGTCATGCAACTCCAACTCACCGGAGAAACTCATGACCAAACAAGATCCCATCCCCGCGCGCCTGGCCGCGCTCAAAACCACCCCAACGCCGGACTTGAAGGCGCAATGGCGCGAGTTGTTCGCCAGCGAACCGCCGCCGTTCAATCGCCGCTATCTGGAAAGTCGTCTGGCTTACCGCATCCAGGAACTCGCCTATGGCGGGCTGAAGCCCGAGACGATCCGTCGGCTGGAAAAGCTGGGCGAAGACCTCGACGGCGGTAATCCGATCAAGCGCCGCATCCGCACCGACATCAAACCAATCACTGGCACGCGACTGCTGCGCGAATGGCAGGGAGTAGAGCAGATAGTCACCGTCACGGCGGACGGCTTTGAATGGCAGGGGCGCCCTTACCAGTCGCTGTCCGCCATTGCGCGGGCCATCACCGGCACGCGCTGGAACGGCTGGGTTTTCTTTGGCCTGAAAAACCATCGGAGGGGCGCATGACCAAACCAATCGTCAGAAAACTGCGCTGCGCCATCTACACGCGCAAGTCATCAGAGGAAGGTCTGGAGCAGGAGTTCAACAGCCTGCACGCACAACGCGAGGCCTGCGAATCCTACATCGCCAGCCAGCGGTCCGAGGGCTGGGTGCTGGTGCGCGATCAGTATGACGATGGTGGCATTTCCGGCGGCACGCTGGAACGCCCGGGCCTTAAACGGTTGCTCGCCGATATCGAGGATGGGCTGGTTGACGTGGTCGTCGTCTACAAGATCGACCGCCTGTCGCGCTCGCTGATGGACTTTTCGAAGCTTGTCGAGGTATTTGACCGCAACAGCGTGACATTTGTCAGCGTCACGCAATCGTTCAACACTACAACGTCGATGGGGCGGCTGACACTGAACATTCTGCTGTCCTTCGCCCAATTCGAAAGGGAGGTGACGGCCGAACGCATCCGCGACAAGGTCCGCGCCAGCCGGATGAAGGGCATGTGGATGGGTGGTGTGCCACCTTTGGGGTATGTCGTGGAAAATCGTAAGCTCGTGGAAAAC